GATCTTCATCTCTCCAATAATTATCTCCATTATTTATACCATTGGCATCATTTTCACCACCATCAGCGTCTTTATTCGGTTGACTTCCATTAGGATTTACTATATAACCATCTTTATTTAGAAGATTTAATTCACGTACTTCCCATTGACTATCACTAGAACTTCTTAAAAACCCTCTAAATTTATTATAAGATTCTCTGCCATTTGTATCAGAAGGTACATCGTGAATATTTTTACCAGTATCATAATCACCCCATGTAAAAGGGAAGAACCTTCCTTTTTTATCAGAGAAGACAGCATTAGGACAATTATCATAGAATGTAGTTTTAAGATAATCTAATGTCAGATTTTCAATATTATTATGAATTGTTGTAACAATTTTATTATCTTTATTAATCGTTAAAGTTCCTTTTGAATTTAATTTCAATATAGCACCCTCATTATTATTTGTATTACTAGACCATATTTGATTATTGTTAGAATATATACAAAAATTACCATTCCATAGTAGCCCAACAGAAGTTACAGTGGGATTTCTATTTTGTGTATTGCTGGCCCATAACGGCGTATTATTTATATTATATAAAACTAAATTACCATCGGATTGAAATGATAAATAAAATCCATTATTTCTTAATATAATAGAATTTAAAGGAAATCTTAAAGCGGCCACTAAAGTATCAGAAGGTACATAATTATCAGTAGGTAAAACATCTACCCAAGTATTTCTACATAATTTAATATTATTATAATTATTTTTAGAATTATAATTATCCAACATACTTCTTTTAGTAAATAGATTAAAAATGTCAATAACTTTATTATCGGTATCCATATATTGTAGATTATCATAAGAAGAATTAATAACATTAAAAATATCATTATTTAAATTTTTTTCACATGATGTAGTATTAGACCATAATGTGTCAATCTCAGCTATAGTTCGAAATGGTTCATCTACACAATTAGTAATTTTAGATATTGTATAAGTTTCTGGAGTAGTATCATTAGTTCTAGTAAATGTAACTTCTTCATTAGTAGATGCATGTTTGTATGTCCCAGATGTATTTTTTTTTAATGCTTTAATATTTGATATATTATTAGTAAATCCAGTTTTTACCCATGTAGCATGATCTCTTATTATAGGAAATGTATAACTACCATTGTTATTTTTTTTTCTATTTTTGCCTTTAACTGGTAAACATGGAGGGTCATCAAAATTTACAATAATCGGATCTACAGGATTTGAATACACTAAATTGGATGCATTTATATATTCTGCTTGTAGTCTATTAGATATTATGTTATTGGCAGTTTCAAAGAATTGTTTACAATATGTATTATCTACAGGCTTATTAGAACATGCTGCTATATTTTTATTTAGTAGAGTAAAAAATAATCGATCTTCTAAATTTAAACTATTATCATTGTTAAAATCATTAGTTTTAGTATTAGTACCGTATAATGTAGTATCTATATTAGACATAATTTAAATATTCATGTATATTATATAAAATAAAAATAAATAAAATTGAATTAAAAAATAGATATATAAATAAAGATTGTAAAAATGCTTCATAATACTAAAATATCTATCAATAGTAGTAATTATAAGGAAGTATTATATAATTCGATAAGAAATAGAGATACTTATTTAGAAGAATCTAATTTAAAGAAAACTGAAAATAGTGTAAAAAGATTTCATGACGTATTATTTCTATCAAATGATTTATCAGAATCTTTATCATTTAATGATTATAAATTATATATTCATGGAATATTACCATGCGGGTCAAAAACGACATTAATTGTAAATTCTATATTTCCTACAGTTGATATTGAATATAATGATAATATATCTAATGATGAAAATTTAAATAACTTAAAAACATTATTTAAAGATGATATGATAAGAAAATCACTCAAAGGAAAACAATTAGATATAAAAGATGTAAAAATAATTTCAGGTAAAAAATTTATGTTATATAATGAAAATGAAATAAGATTTATTAGAATTAGATTTAAAAAACTATTTCACAGAAATAGTTTTATTAAGCTATTAAATAAAAATAATATCCAAAGTTTTAATAATGATCTAAGTTCATATTATAGAACTGTAAGTCGAACTTATAAAATCAATTTAACAGGTTGGAATAAATTAGTAAATTATAAAAATGTTTCAAATTCTGATTACAAATCTAAATATGTGTTTGAAATAGATATTAGAAATATTATTCCATATACTGATGAAATGTATGAATTTGAATTTAAAGATATTGATATTGATTTAATTCGAAGAGATAAAATGATTTCAATGTCATTTGATATTGAACAATATTCATCTGATTTTGATCTAAAAAAACCGAATAAAGCTACTAGATTGCCATCAGGTAAAATAATAGAAGATATTGTTTTTAATATTGGTTTAACTTATCAATTCATTAATGAAGAGAATTCATTTCTAAATATAGGACTTGTTACTAAAGAAGTTGATATTCATCCTGATTATTTTAGTATTGTATGTAAAAGTGAAAAAGTATTATTACAAGCATTTGGATATATAAATAGTTTATTACAACCTGATTTTATTTATGAATTCAATGGTAGTGGTTTTGATTGGCCAAATTTATATGATAAATATTTACAACATCATATTTTAGATGAATTTTGTCAAGATATGTCATTAAAACAATTAAGTCCATATGAATTAAAATTAGAAAATATAGAAAAATACTTTTATATTGTTGAATTTATTAAAATTTCAGCAGATAGGTTACAACAAAAAATGTGTAATATTAAATTACCAGGTTATATTGCATTTGATCTTCGTGTTATATTAATGCAATTAAATCCCACTGAATCAAAATCAAGTTTAAAATTCTATTTAGATTTATATAATTTACCATCTAAAGATGATATGCCAATTCCAGAATTATTTAGACATTATATAACTGGAAATATTAAAGGATTGACTGAAGTTGTTCATTATTGTTATATCGATTGTTTTCGATTACATCAATTAATTTATAAAAATAATATTATTCAAGATCGTAGGGCGGTTTCATTATTAGCTCATACAAGTATGTTTGATGCATTTTATCGAGCAAATGGATGTAAAGTGAGGAACTTAATTATTGCTAATGCATATGATAAAAATTTATTTGTAAATTGTGTTAAAAAAGAAGAAAAAGAAGAAGATAAAATGGAGGGACGTTTCACGGGCGCCTTAGTTTTAAACCCTAAACGAGGTTTGGTAAATAATACAATGACATTTAAAGAATTTTGCACTCATAAATTAGATATTCATGATTATGAATTAATTGAACAAGTACAGCAAATTATTAATAAAAACTATGATGCAGTTTTTATTGAAAAGGATATTAATCAAGTTAAATTTTAAAATATAAACTTAAATTTTTATATAATATATATATATTTTTTTTTTAAATTAAAAAATTGAATATATATTAAAGAAATAGATAAATAATAAGAAATATGAAATTGTTAAATGATTTTATTACTTTACATTTAGATTTAATTAATTTAAAATTTAATAAAAAGAAAGCAAGAATTTGTTTAAATAAAAATTGTAAAAAAGAAGCAAGTTTTAATTATAGAAATTATAAAGATATTGATATTAGAAAACATATTTATTGTAAATCACATAAAATAATTAATATGATTAATATAAAAACTAAAAAATGTATTAAATGTTATGGAAAAATTCCATCATTTAATTATAAAAATAAAAAATCAGCTTTATATTGTGACGATTGTAAAACACCAGAAATGATTAATATAAAATCTAAAAAATGTATTATTTGTAATGGAAAAGTATCGACATTTAATATAATTAGTGAAAAAAAAGCTAAATATTGTTATGATTGTAAAACTCCAGATATGGTAGATGTAAAACATAAAAATTGCATCGCGTGTAATAACACAAGACCTAGTTTTAATTATAAAAATGAAACAACACCTTTATATTGCAGCAATTGTAAAACTCCAGAAATGATAGATTTAGTTAGTAAAAAATGTATTAATTGTAATAATAAATCAGCATTGTATAATTTTCACACTGAAAAATTAAGATTATATTGTGGAGATTGTAAAACTCCAGAGATGATAGATTTTACTGGAAAATTATGTAAAACTGAATTATGTTTTACAAGAGTTAATAAACAATATAAAGGTTATTGTCTAAGATGTTTTATTTATAAATTTCCTAGTGATAAACTTATTAGAGATTATGGTACAAGAGAAGCTAAAGTTTCTGAATTTATTCAGGAAAATTATAAAGATTTAAATATTACTTATAATAAAACTATTGAAGGAGGTTGTTCTAAAAATAGACCAGATATCTTCATAGATTGTTTAACTCATTCTGTTATTATTGAAATTGATGAGAATCAACATAAAGGAAATTCAAAATCATATACTCCAGAATGTGAGAATCAAAGAGTTAATAATTTATTTACAGATTTAGCAGATCGACCAATTATATTTATTCGATTTAATCCCGATAGTTACACAAATAAGAAAAATAAAATAATTAAAAGCTGTTTTGAATATACTGAAGATAAGGGATTACCGAAAGCGAATAAAACCTTACAAACTCGATTAAAAAAATTAAAAGAAGTAATAGATGAAAATCTAAATAAAACCCCAAGTGAAAATATAACAATTATCAAATTATATTATAATGAATTTTAATAAATACGTATTTATTAAAAAAAAATTGATTTTTTTTAGTATTAGTATATACAAGATAATTAATGAATTTTAAGTTTAGTATCGACATCTTAAAGAATGTATTGTCCTATAATAATATATATTCTTTGAAAGTACCTAATAATAATTATACTGAGAAAAATATATGTTTATTAATGTCTATAAATAATGAAATATTAACAAAGTATTTCATTAAATTAGAATATATATATAAACAAAATAAAGAATATGAAGATAACTTATCAATTAAATTAAAATATAAATTATATGAATTCTTGTATGATGTAAATATTATATTTAAAAATGAAATAATATCAAAATTAGAATATCAAATAATATATATATCTCATAATACTGTTACATTTACACTAAATATAAATAATTATGGAAAATTTTTTATATCAATTACAGATAAAATTTATATAAAAAATATATGCGAACCAAGTAGCTTTTTTAATATTAATACTGATTTATTTGAATTAAAAAAATATTATAAAAATAATGATTATGCCGATGAATTATCCAATGATTTTTATGTAAAAATAACATCGAAAACTGGCGATATTGATGATATTATAAATGCTATAATAGATACCCCATTTTGGAATAAAAAAATGATGACTATGAATAATTATTCATAAACCAATAGTTTTTATATAATTAAATCATATATTTATAAGTTTTTTTTTTAAAATAGTTGAATTATTTTTTGAATATATACAGCAATCGCGAGAACAATGATCTTTCCTAAGAGCATTTTAATGGCGTTCGGAGATGACATCTTTGAAACTATTCAGGAATTCACTGGAAATTCATTCAAGACTCGTTTCACTTTTGATGTGCTTCCGTGCATCGAAAAAGGTTGGTATTTGATGCCCATCTTTCCCAATGGAGTGTTGTGTGCAAACTGTTACGGGTTTGCTCAAAAACAAGAGTCCAACATGTGTCTGAACTGCGAACATTACAATGACAATGGCCAACCAGTTGGTTTTGAGCATTTTTGCTATGCGGACTATCAGACATGGGAAAATGTTGCCAAATGGGCAAAAGTGGGTGACTATGCTCATCACAAATTGATTGGTGACAATGCTGGCCACTGCACAAAATACATTGGTTGAAGTCTGAGTTGCATGAGTTTCTTCGGAAGTTAGGAAAGGGAGAAATTATAGCGGAACTCGACGAGGATGATGAAGATGATGAATATTAGTAACGTGTATAATTCTCAAGCATTATTTGAATGCTTTAATGAGTATCTTGTATATTTTATATTTTTTTTTATAAACATAATGAAAATACATAATAAGAAGTTAAAAACAAAAAAAAAATAGTTGAATTATTTTTTGAATATATACAGCAACAGCAAGAACAATGATCTTTCCCAAGAACATTTTGATGGCGTTTGGGGATGACATCCTTGACACAATTCAGGAATTCACTGGAAATCAACTTAAGCTCCGGTTCACACTTGATGTGCTTCCGTGCATCGAGAAAGGATGGGTTTTGATGCCAATCTTTCCCAATGGAGTGTTGTGTGCAAACTGTTACGGGTTTGCTCACAAAGAAGAGTCCAACATGTGTCTGAACTGCGAACGTTCCGATGAAAATGGTCAACCAGTTGGTTTTGAGCATTTTTGTCATGCTGACCTCAAAACATGGGAAAATGTTGCCATGTGGGCAAAAGTGGGCGACTATGCTCAATACAAATTGATTAATGACAATTCTGGCTGTTTGCTCAAAATACATTGGTTGAAGTCTGAGTTGCAGGAGTTTCTTTGGAAATCGGGGAAGTCTGCGCCTGTGATGGAGCTGGCACTTGGAGAAGGCGGTGAAGCGAACATGCCTGATTTCTAAGCAAGGTTTGGATGTTTGTGCTGAGTGTGTATTCTTGTATATTTTATATTTTTTTTTAAAAAAAATAAATAATATAAGTTAGATTAAAATCTATGTTCATTTTTAATTAAAATACTGCGAGAAGCTCCACAATCGCGACATACGGCAATATTACAGTATTTACAGCATAATTTACGACGTTCACTATCATCAGGAGTATAAATTCTCGTATAAGTATGATACATAGCACAATTTGTACATTGAACAGATGTAAAGCTTTCATCTACAATTCTTAAAGTTTTTTTAAATTTTTTAGCATATTTTTGCAAAGTTCTTAGAAAATCATTATGTCCTAAAATTTTTAACAGATTGTCTTCGATATTAGGCATTTTTTTTGAATCAATTTTTCCTTCATTATTAACATAACCAATATATATAATATTAAAATTTTTACATATAAATTTTGCAGAACGAACATGTAATTCTTCAATCATTTTTTTAATAATAATATCTTTAATTTCATAAGCCATAGAAGTATCTCGAAGAATATCATCAAGAATTTGATAATCACTTTTTAATTTATAACATGTTCCATCTAATCCATAAATGCTTAAGAAATTTTTACATCCAATATCAATACTACATAGTTTAGTTTTATCAGATACTTTATTTACTTTTTGATAAGTATAATAAATACAATCAAACCAAGAATTAATATTAATATATTTCCATTCTTTTTCATGTTTATAAATTGGCAAGTAATATTGAGAATTTACAATCAATTCCGTAGGAATTGGGCAATTCTTCATAATATGTTTTTAATAGGCTTATGTATATATTATAATAAATAAAAATCAATTTTTTATTAGAGAGGCCACCTTGGATATATAATAAAATTAAAAAAAATTGAATAATTAAATACATAAATATATATTATCAAGTATATCATTATGAATAGCAAAAGTATTACCTATGATCTAGATGATTGGGAAGTGATATCCGATACTGAAAATAAAAATTTAGAAACCGATGAAGCTTCTAGTTTCATTTATAATAAAATAAATGAAAGTATATTCAATGAAAATTGGTACGTTTACTCTGAAGATGATATTAATAATACACCTTTAACAGAAAAAATCGACACTGTAAATTTACAACAAGAATGTATTAAAAATGAAAAAAAAAAAGATCTTGCTTGGGAAAATAAAAGAATAGATGAAATTATAAAAGATGCTAAAGAAAGATGGAATATTAAAATAAAAAATCCACATAATGAAGAAAAATCCTCGCTCGAAGAGCATGCTTTATCAGAACATAATAAATTTAAAAAAATAAAAATAGCATAAATATATAAACAAAATATAAAACACCTTAGGCTTATATATTTTTTTTTTAATAAAAAAATTCAATTTATATTTTATTATCTATATAAATTACTTAATAATGGATTCTTATCAAGTTGGCATGATTTATCAAATTTATTATATTAATGATCCTAAAATTAATTATATAGGATCATCATTTAATGATGTTAGTCTACGTTGGAAAGATCATATATCAGATTATAATAAATATTTAAAAGATGATAGAAAACCAGCATCTACAATTTATCCATATTTTAAGAAATATAATATTACAAATTTTGAAATAAAAGAACTTAAAGAATATAAAGTGATTGATAATAATCATTTAAAAATGTATGAACAATTATATATAAATAAATATAAGCCAGTTAATAGAATTAACCCATTTAATATTCTTGCAGGTGTAGATACAAAAAATAGACAAAAAAATGTATAGAAAAGAAAATAAAGATAAAATATCAGAGTATGAGAAGCAAAGATATATTAATAATAAAGAATATTTTGATAATTATGTAGAGGAAAATAGAGATAAAATTAAAGAATATAAAGCACAACATTATCAAAAAAATAAAGAAAAAGTAGCTGAACAGGGTAAAGAAAAAATAATATGCCAAATATGTGACTCAGAAATAAGAAAATCAGGATATAATAGACATACTAAAAGTAAAATGCATATTGAAAATTTAAAATATAAAGATGATATTATTTCAGAATAATACATTATATATAATATTTTTTTTTTGATTTAAAATTGAATTTAAAACTATTGTATAATATAATATGACAAATTATCATAATGTTAAGAATTTACTTTCTAAATATATTGAATATTTAATTGAAAATCCTATAAAATATCCTATTAATGGCCTAGATTATTCCTCACTTTATCCTAGTCTCATTATGACGTACAATCTTTCACCAGAATATTTAATATTAGATAAAGAATCTAAAGATGAAATTAAAGAGAAAGAAATGTATAATATAAATTTTGAATATAAATATGAAAATTATTTAGGAGAGAAGAAAATTAAATATATAGAAGGATGGACAGTAAGACATGATGAAAGTAAAGAACAAACAAATTTTGGATTATATCCGACAATTTTAAGAGATTTATTTGCACAGCGTGCTAAAATGAAAAAGGAATTATTTATTTATAAAGAGAAGAAAGAACATATTGAATCAACACAAACTGATTATTTAAATAATATTGAATATAAAGAATGTTTATTTAAACTTAATTATTGCGATACAAAACAAAAAGCATTAAAAGTATTTATGAACACTTTTTATGGAGAATTAGGAAATAAAAATTCACCATTATTTGTATTAGAACTTGCAGGAGCAGTAACGTCATCAGGTCAAGCTAATTTATTATTAGTAAAAGATTATGTTGAAAAGTTAGATCATAAAGTATACTATGGAGATTCAGTTGTTGGGAAAACGCCAATATTAATTAGAAATAATAAAAAAGAATTAAAATTATTAACTATAGAAGATTATTTAAAAGACCATACATATGAAAAATATAATGATAAAGAAATAATCAATATTGATAATTTAAAGATTGATTCGCAAGAAATTTATACAGAAAATGGATGGACACCAATTAAAAAGATTATTCGTCATTATACAAATAAAAGATTATTTAGAATAACTACAGACATGGGATCTATAATAGTAACTGAAGATCATAGTTTATTATCAGATACAAAAGAAAAAATATCACCTAAAGATTGTAAAATAGATACAAAATTATTACATTGGGATAAAATAGAATTAGAAAAATATAATAATTTATTATATAAATCAAATTATAATTATGCAAGTTGTTTAACAAATAGTAATATAAAATATTATTCAAAATCACAAATAATGATTCAAAAGAAATATTTAGTATTGTTAAATAAAAATAAGAATGTAAAAATATCAGTAAAAGATGATACATATATTTTAGAAACAGTATCACTTAATATTAAATTAAATAATACAATTAAAAGTATAGAAGATATTGTTAATGATGGCGAATATGTATATGATTTAGAAACTGAATCACATCATTTTGCAGCAGGTATTGGTAAATTAGTAGTACATAATACAGATTCATTATATATAAGCTGTCCAGAATCTTATTATTTAGAAAAAAATAAAGAATATTATACAGGTCAAATTAATAAATTACAATATAACACAGATTTAGTAAATATTACATTTACAGCGATTGAAGATATAAAAGTAAAAGTAAATGAACATTTATATAAAAATAATGGAACAAAATATTTAAAAATGGCATATGAAGAAATATTATGGCCTTGTGCATTTTTATCTAAAAAAAAATATTTTGGTATTCCACATGAAAACATTCCTAACTTTAAACCGGCAGATATGTTTATCCGAGGACTGGAAGTAAAAAAAAGAGGTGTTTCTGAAATATTAAAAATCATTTGTTTAGATATTATGTGGGAATCATTAGATATTAAAAATACAAAAACACTAAGAGAATTGATTCTACAAAAAATAAAAGAGATATTTATTACAAAATGGGAATTAAAAGATTTTATTCAAACTGGATTATGGAAACCAGAGAAAAAAAATGTTACATTAAATGAATTTGCCGAAAGAATGAAGGAAGAGAACAAAACTATTCCAGAACCAGGTGAACGTTTTAATTATGTTCTTATTAAAAAATATCCATACAAATATGATTTTAAAGGCAGGCAAATAGCATTAAAAAAAGCAGATAAAATGGAATATATTGAGAATGTGATTAAAAATAATTATGAAATTGATTTAAAATATTATTTTGATAAACAGCTTTCAGGTCAATTTGCTAGATTATTATCATATGATAATGAATTTACAGAATATTCTATAAATGATGATACAGATCAGTTAGATTATGACGATAAGAAAACTTTAGAAAAATGTCGAAAATATATATTACAGTTAGTAGAAACTCATGGTAATAATTATATAGATAGAAATAAAGTATTTAAGAATATTTATAAAGAAGTAAATAAGAAATACAAAGATATAAAATATACAAAATTAAATATTGATACTTATAATAAAAAATATGATATATTGTTTTCGTCATTAAATTCAACATCTGAAGATGACAGTAATTTATATAAAATTATAAATGATAATATTGAAAAATATATTACAAAAACATATAATTTTAGTATTATGTCAAATAATATTATAAAAAATGCATATAAAAATACAAAAGATGCTGAAAGTTCATTAACTAAAATATATAATAGTAAACATACTTCATTTTATAATTTACAACAGGCTGATTTTAAACTAAAATTTAGTACAAAATTAGATTTATTCTTAAAAAATATTATAGAAAATAAATTAGATAATATTATATTTAATATTGACAATATGAATATAATTAATATAATTCAACATATTAGAAAAAAATATAATATTGATAATATTTGCGGATCGCAAGAAGAAATTGAAACAATTTATGATATTGTAGATGAAACTGAATTAGAAATTAATTTATTAGATTTAAAATTATATACTCAAATTGATCCATTAGCCATTAAGCAGATATATAATGATTATTTACATCTAATTTCAATTAAAAAACTTATAATTCTACATCAGCATATATTTAATAATATATATGTAAAAAAAAATTCTAGTCACGATGATATAAAAAAACCATATGGATTTAAATTTTAATGAAATATATATTTATATTAAAAAATTATTAAATCAAAATATATATTTATTTCACAGAATGTATTTTTTTTAGTCTATACGTAGTATTTAGAATTTATTTAAATGATCCATAATTCCAAGTAAGATTTACTGGCTTAGCCAATTGATTTGCATCAATTACCGATGGAACTTGTCTTGCAGTTGGATCAAGCAAACTGTCGCCGTTTGTAGTTGTATAGGATGGTCTACGTAAACCTACATAAGGGACAAGATCTTGACTATCAGATCTTTCTGGATTCCATGAAGCAGTTCCTGTATATTTTTCTCTTTGGCCAATATATTGTTTATGTTGGTCTTTAACCGATTGTTCTAGTGCCATATCTGCAGCCATATCGGAATAATTTGTACCGTCAGTTAAAATTTTATTAGTTTGATTTGGGAGATCATTATTAAATGGTTCTTTTTGTTTATTATCTGATTTAATTACAGCCGGTGGTTTTTCTATTGGTGGTAATGTACTTGTGGGCAAACGACCCATGCCGCCAAGAACATTATTTTCAGGAGGGGTAAAATATTCAGACACACTGCATCTATTATTAAAAAATAGACTAATTATAATAATAAATACATATATTACTAATGAAAAGGCTATTCCAAATATTATTAACTCACCATTAGTATAACACTCTTTATTTTCTTTTCTATTGGTATAGAGTTTATCATTACTTTGATTTTCCATAGTAATAGTATTATAATTACTATTATTAATTTTTACAACTTATTTAAAGATTATATATATATTTATATATATAAATAAAACTAAAAAAAAATAATTTTATTAATAAAATTATTTATAATTTTATTATAATATATTTATGTTTGATTTTTAATCAAGAAATTAAATAATACAACAAATACAATTGACCCTGTATAGTCAGCAACTAGTGGAATCCACCAATAATTGTCAACAAATGAAAATGAACTATATCCAACCATTGCAGTAAAAATACGCGGTCCTAAATCACGAGCTGGGTTAAAAGCAAATGCAGTTTGATATCCAAAAGATAGTACTAAACTACTTAGTAGAATTCCAATAAAAATAGCAGCATGATCTTTAGTACTTTTATGCATTAAAATGGAAAAAATACCACTAACAAGAAATCCAGTGCCAATAAATTCAGTAAAGAAAGCACACGATGTATTTACATTATCTGCTTTATATGTTGTAAAAATACTAGATGCTTTTTTATCATCATTAAGTAAAACAATTTTATCATAATAAATTCCATATACAACAACAGCTGCTAAAAATGCACCTACAAGTTGTGCTAATGAATGAATACATAATTGTGTAAATGTAAAACTAGTATCCCATAAATACATACACATACTTACACATGGATTTAAATGAGCTTGGGAATTATGACTTGCTAAATAGATACCAAACATTAAATTAAATCCCCACGAAACTGCTACTCCCACCCAAGACATATTAGATTCTGGATATAATACCAAATTAGCAATATTACCTAATGAGAATGCAATAAACCAAAACATTCCACATGTTTCTGATAAAAATTCTCGAACATTATCATTACTTAAATAATATGTATTATGAATATCATTACTTTGATGAAATTCACTATTATTATCATTATCATTAATTGGTGATCTTATTACATTAGTACTATAAGTTGACATAATTATTATCTAAATTAAACTTATATTGATATATTATATATAAGTTTAATAGTAAATTTAATAGAAAGTATACTAGAAAAAACTGTTATTTAATAATACTATGTCAGATACTCTCATTAAATATAATAATTTATATTCATTAAGAGTTTTTGGATTATATAATAGTCATATATTATGTTATTTTAATTCATTATTACAATCATTATTTAGCTGTACAAGTATAACAGAATATTTATTAAATAATGAAAATAAATTTAAAGAAAATAACTTTATGAAATCTTATATAAATATAATAAAAAAATATATTATATTAGATAAAAATATTCAAAATGAAGTTGAATCTAGTAATATTCTAATGTTTAATGAATTTTTAATTTCTATAAAAAATAAAAATATAACATTTGGTTACAATCAAGAAGATTCTGGAGAATTATTAGTACTATTATTAGATATTATAAATGATATATATATATATAATTTATTTTACAATAAATATAAATGTGATATTTATTGTAAAAATTGTAAAAATTGTAAAAATATAAAAGATGATATTTCTATTCAATTTGAAATATATGATAAAATTATAGATACAAATTTTTTACAATCTCAAATTGATAAAAATTTACATAATCTAAATAAATATATTAGAAATAATTATTCAGAATTAAATGATTGGACTTGCGATAACTGCAAATATATAGGGAGTTGTATTAAGATAAACCGGCTAATTGCTATTCCATCTATAATTACTATAAATTTTAATAAATATTCAGAAAAAAATAATTATAATTACCCTACAGAATTATTTTTTATAAATAATATTGAAAATAAAAAACATAATTATAAATTAATATCATCTATCAATCATTCCGGTAATATGAATTCTGGACATTATACATCTAAAGGATTTAGAAAAAAAAGTATGAATATTTCATCTTCAGATTTATCTAACATTGTATATAAAATGAATGATTCTTCATTTAATGAAGATACATTAAAACCTGAAAATGATACTTATATTATATTTTATCATTATGTTGAAACTATTGATTATTTTGTATAATATACTTAATATATATTATGAAGAAATCTTATTACATATAAAAGAATATCCAGTTTTAAAAATTCTATTACCATCATCATTTTCAATACTAAATGAATAATATTTAGTTTCTCCACTAATTACTACATTTACACCAATTAAATCTTTTAAATTGTTATAATTAAAATTTTTAATATCAAATTTAGTTTTTTTTGATATGTTGAGATAATAATAATCTCTTTCATTATTTTTTTTATCTGTTAATTCCATTCCTTTTTTTGTTTTATATAAATTATCTATATTTCTTTGAAATTTTTCTAAAGAATCCAGATCTGTAATTCTTATTTTTATTTTTTTTTCATTTACTTCTAATAGATAACAATTTATATTAAAAAACATATAATCTTACGTCTATATAATTTTAGTCTATATGTATATTGTTATATTTATATATTTAATTTATATACGATTTAATCATCAGACATAAAATATTCAAAATCAGTTTCTTCTAAATTCTTATGATCATCATTGTCATAATTTACAATTTGTGAATTAGTAATTGCCATATCAGATACAACTTTACTATTAATAATTTCAACTTCAGTTTTAATTTTATGATGAATTAATCGTTGAAGATTTGTTAAGAATATTAAATTTCTAAAATATTTATTATGTAATCTATTATTTTGATCTTTTTTCATAATTTTAGTTTGCCAATTTTTATCTTCATTAATATTTTGTGTACTGTCATTTTTATTTGTATACGTATATTTAGAAGACGAATCCACAGCTCCAATAGCATGGGCTAGAATATCTGATATATATTTACTTTTACCTAATTTACTATTTAATGTATTATTTTTTCCAGTTTCTCCAGTTAATGTATTTAGAAGAAGTCTATCAGGACCTTGGTCATTTCCGCATTTATGATATGGATTTAAAAATAATTTTAATAATAAATCATCGCAAGTTGTAGGAGTGTCACCAAATGAATAATCATAATTTTTACCAAATGATTGTTTTACAATATGATCATATGTAAATGCATAATTATATATATTAGTTAATGGAATTTCTCTCATTAATGCATGGATATTTAATGGAACTATATTTAGATCTATAATATTTAAAAATCTAGCATTTACTCGACTAATATCCAATGTAGTTGTACTTTGTTGAATTATATTAGATATTTTACGTTTAGTATTATCTATAGAAGTTGAATCAACACTATCTATAGTATTATTTAAAACACCTGTTGCTTCTAATTTAGTATAATAAGTTTCAATATCATCGCATATAATAAAAGGTGTGGAAGGTGTGCGAGATACAGCTCTTTGATTTATAGTAAACATATTATTAGTTTTAGTTCCATTTAAGAATTGATTATAATGTAGAACTGAAGACAATGAAATTGATAATTTATTGTTTATTTCTATATAATCATTAATTTTACCAACGTCTATCTTATTTACAGATAAAGATCCACTGTTATAGTTTTTAAGTTCTTCTTTTAACCAAATATAACTATTAATATTATTATCTAATGATTTATTATTAATAACTGAATTAATTCCATATAATAATCTAAATTCATTATCATTCTTATTTGGATAAGGAAGTAATGAATATGGAGCAACTGTTGTTTTATATATAGCATCATTTAATATAGTAGTATTTAAACTTAAGGGCATTAAAGGAAGTTTATTATTATTGTTATAATAATTCTTAATAAAATTTTCTTTAAGTTCAAAGAATTGCTGTTTAGTATTAATTTCAGATAAAACAGCAGTAGCATCATTTATTAAAGCTCGAGATGCTTCAATAACACTGTTTAAAGTATTATTATAATGAATATGGGAGAGTTGATCGCCATTAATCCATTTACTATCAAATGTCTGTATATCACCTGGTAAATCACCTTCTATACTACGATCATTTGATGGATTCGTTTCAGGATTTGATCCTTTTAAGAATTCATCATCTGTAGTTTCTAATACTTTTTTGCATAATAAACTTTTATGAATTAAAGTTTCAAATAATTTTATAAAAACTGGTAAATATACTTTATATTTTTCAATAAAATTTGGAGATACTTCAGATAAAGTAGTTAATAAATGATTTTTAGTTGGTAATTGTACATTAGTAGTTCTATTAACTATAGTTTTGAACATATATCCTAAGGTTTCGCATAATACATAATCATTTTCAATAAATAATTGATCTTTAATATCATTTGGTTTTGTATTTGAATTAATATCAGGAATACCTTTTCTACCAAATATAACACTACTTTGAGATTTATTAACAAATTCATTAAATAAATTATTATATATTTTTTTAGTAGATGCGTCATAAAATGTACATAAATATTCATATACCAATGAATTAAAACCATATAATATAGAAGAATCATTAGGATTATTTAAATTATTATATAAAGTATTTAAGTGTTTAAAATCATCTTTTGCACCTGTTGGGTTAACGGATCCAAGATTGTGTATTGGGATCCATATTTTATTTCTAGCACCGCCATATTGTGAGAAAATATCATCCCATATTTTTGTATTATTTTTTTTACTTAAAAGTTGTTCTGTAGATTTATTAGAAGTTCTAAACATAATTGCTTTATATAAATCTGAATGTAGAGAAATATCTTTAGTTTGTTCTAAAATAAAAGAAATAGTTGAATTCATATAATCAAAGTTATATAAATCATATTTAACTTCGTCATTATTATCGTCGCAATTAATAATTTTTAGTAATAATTTATCTTCTAGATTTAATAAACATTCTTCATATTTTTTGATTACTATTTCTGATAATTGAGATCTAAATTTAGATATCATATATTTAATATTTTCTATAGAAGTTTCTACTGTATGTTGTAATTTAGAATAATCTATTATAAATTTATTGTTATTAATAAATTTAATAGAAGCTAAATTATCGATATCACTTAAATATGAATAGAAAAACTCGATTAATGTAATCTTATTAAATTTGTTATTATTTACAGGAATTGATACACTCTTAGTTATCGTATCATATTCATCCGCTTCGTCTCCAGATAAACACTTTCTCATTCTTGGTAAATATTGTGTAAACATTGTCTCAATAATATTATGAACTGCTTGTAAATTTTTAATAGGTGCGACGACTAATTCATGGAACAATAAACTTACATCGTCGTTATGTGAATTAATATTACTTGAATCATCAATAGCTTTAATGATAAGATCTAATTTTTTTGAATTGCCTTGATTATTAGTTACTTCATTTTTATAAAATTTAATTTTTTCTGAAAATGATTTGTTATCTAATTTTTTTAGATCATTTTTTTTGCTAAATAATTCGGCATGTATTCTATTGTGAAAATCTTTTACTAATTTAATATCATTAGTTACAATATTATCATTAGTAGATTTACTATAAATATTTTCAGTATATTTACTACTTGGACCAACATCTTCAAATTCATTATTTTCATCTAAAATATCAAAATTTACATGATTGGAACTAATTTCACCATTAGGAGTTTTAATATATTTTTTCTTTAATTGATAAAATTCATCAATTTCTTGTTTTTTCAATACACCATAACGTTTATTTACATCGGCTACTAAATCTAATACAACAGTTCTTACTAATTTATTTTTATCAACATTTTTATATTGTTTATAAATATTGTTAACTTCAGAAATGATTCTTCTCATATTATCAAGACTGTAAATACCGTCTTTAATATATCTAGATTCATCAAAAATACATTGTATTAATCCACTCCAAATAGAACCAATTTCTGGAATATATGCTATAGTTTCGGCTTCATCGTTAGCATTTTTATTACGTTTATAGGCTCTATTACCATCTTCAAATATATGTTTATAAAATTCAACTAATAATGGTAGACGAATGTACAATTCAAATGCTTCATCAATTACTTCTGGATCTTTTGCACCTCCAATAATAGCTCTTACAGGATTAGTAATTAAACCAACTACAGATTTTGGTTGTCTAAGAATATGAGCAGTTCCAATAACAGTTAATATTTTAGCAGTGATTGCTTTTAATACAAGCACAAAATAGATATCATCGGTTTCAAAAATATCAGTTGCTTGAGAACTTGTAGGTGGTGAAGAACTACTTAAAGTACTCGTAGGTGGTGAAGAACTACTTAAAGTACTCATTGGTACATCTTCTCTTAAAGTACTCATTGGTACATCTTCTCTTAAAGTACTCATTTACATCTTCTCTTAAAGTACTCATTGGTACATCTTCTCTTAAAGTACTCATTGGTACATCTTCTCTTAAAGTACTCATTGGTACAGTTTCTCTTAAAGTACTCATTGGTACAGTTTCAAGTTGTTTTTTTAAAAGTATGGTAATGTCATCTATATCATTTGATTCTGTAGTTTCTCCTATCATAACACTAGATTGAGCTAATTGTGTAAAATGTACATGGAAGAAAGATGCTTTATCACCAAGTTCTTTGTCATATCCATTTCTATCTTTTTTAGTATTACTAACATTGGTCGCAGAAGGATTGCCTCCTCCGGTACCATAGCCCATAGTAAAAGCACTAACCCATATATATTTTATTAAATTTTTATACATAATGTTAGGAGACATGTACATTTCTTTTGATAAAGTTTTATTGCCAAATTTATCACCAATATGAACAAACATAGATAATATATTTTTTAACATAGATACAGAATCTATGGATTCTTTACACGATTCTAAAACATCTTTTATTTGTTTTCCATTAATAAATGTTTTTACATCATTTACACTAGTATTTTTATCTCCACTATCATCATATATAATTTCTTTCATTAAGTTAAATAATTTATCACCACTGTTTTTATTATACCATTTGGCGATTACTTCAGTTTGTTGAAGCATTTTATTTAATTCTTTAGTAGCTTCTACATTTCCTGATAATAATTCAGTAAAATTCATTAAATATAAATCAATTGCTTCGACAGTTTTATATAAACCTACTTTAGCATCATATTGAAGTTTATAAATAGTTTCCACTAATCCTTTAGGAATTTGTTTATCTTTATTAGCTGGATCTTTATTAAAATCATATAATAGTTTACCGCGATTGCATTCAACATTATTTAATCTTTCAATATTTTCATTATATTCTCTTGTTAATTCATTGATTTTAGTACCAATAGATTTTCCTAATAATTTATCATAATCTTCTTTATAAGAAACAAATTCATGTAAAGTACTGTTAAGACTCGATTTAATTTGAGAAATATTACCATAAAATTTTAATTTAGTAATAGTATCTTTAATTAGTTGAGAAACATTTAATGTTACTGATTTATCTAATATTTTATTAGTCCAGTAAAAATCATCACCTCCGGTTTTATCATCACTTCCTTCTTTTACTTTGACTTCACTATTTTTAAACCCAGTTACAGTATCGGTATATGTATCAATATTTTCCTTTACGGTAACTAATTGTTTTTGAATTTCATTTAAGTATTTATGTGATTTGAGTTCATTTAAAGATTCTATTAATTTTTCTAAATTAGTTAAGAATCTAATTTTAATTTCTTTGGATGCAATACTATCATCAAATACGATTAAAGCATAAAATAATTTACTATTATTCATATCTTGTCCTAAGCTTTCGAAAATATTAACAAAGTTTTTGATTTTTTCATCATACATGATTGATTTTCCTAATTCTTCAGAAACATTTTCGACAGCTTTTTGAATTTCTTTAAAGTTAATGTTGATTTGAGACATAAAACTTTTAAATAATTCTTTTAATGTTTTTTCATAAGTTTTAATGTTTCTACTTAAAGTTGATCGAGTTTTAAATTTTCGTACTCTACCTAATACATTTGTAGAAAAATCATTTTCACCAGTAATTTCACCGCCTTCACTTGATTCTCCAAGTCCTATTTTTAGGCTTTTTTTATCGTCTTTTAAACAATCGATTACTTCATCGTGTTTATATTGATTATTGCGTAATATTTGAATAGCATCTAAAATTTTAGAAAGTTTAGCTTTAACTGCAGGTTTATTTACATTTTTTAGAATTGCGGTTAATTTATTTTCTAAATCTTTAGAATTTTTTAATTGACTATACTCACTTATAGTCATACTTAAAGTTTTAAGAGCACTTTTTATTTTTTCAACAACTAATCCAGTGTGAGATAAATTAGTATATGCAATTGCTAATCGATCACTACCTTCATCGGTATCATAATCTACTCCTAAAGTATTTGCAAGAGCAGCAAAAGTAGCGTTTTGTTTCATAAGATCTTTAATTGATTCTGAGGATGGTTTGATATGCGTTTGTAATACTTTTTGTAAAGCTTGAGTTTCATTATTTAACGAATCGTTAATTTTATCCTTTACAAATTTAATATTCTCAACATCAGCTGTATGAGTTGAATCATCTGAACTTTTAATAATATTAAGTAAATTACTAAATACACCGTCTAAAACATTTTGTAATGTTAAAATATTAGTAACTCTTTCATTAATAGATTCTTTTACATTATCTAATTTATTACCCATAGCTGACCCAATTGCTCCTGTATAATTTATATTTCTAGATTCAGATGACCCGGATTTTGTAAAATCTCCACCAGATATACTTGAACCAACAAGACCTCCATTTATAGCATCTAATTCACCTTTAAGAGTTTTATGAATCCCACCATCGGTAGAAAACGTACCTCCTTTAATCTCATTGCCGGCACAAATAGAATTAGGATTTGGTATGCCTCCTGAAATACCAAAAGATGATGCTCCAATAGCATTTTCTAATGCTCCTATATGATCATTTAATCCACCTATAGATTCTTGTAATCCTATCATATTATAAAAATTTAATATATCAAAATGAAGACTTTTTATATATTAATAATAAATATAATAATTTTAATTATTAATTGAAAAATATTAATTAAAACATGGTATAAAATTTTCACTATTAACAAAATAAATAAGTATACTAGAAATTTATTTAATAAATAATTAAATATTTATTTTGAATAATTAAATATTTATTTTGAATAATTAAATATTTATTTTGAATAATTAAATATTTATTTTGAATAAAATATTATATTAATAATATATCAAAAAAATATCTATATTTTGTAAATAAATAAATTAATATAAAAAATAATTTATTAATATTTTTTACTAAATAATAAATATATATAGTAATATAATAAATATAGAATAATATAAAATAATAATGGCTAAAACTGAAAGTAAAACTTATTGTGGTTTATATACATTTATAAAAGACCATAATAAAGAATTATACGGTATAGTTGATGATTTGTGCGCGCATGGATTGTTTTCTTCTAAAAATGATATTACATTTTTAAACCCTAACAAAAAATTAACTAAAAAATTAGTTGACATGTGTGAAGAGGGCAACAGCGAAAAAGCATCAGATTTAATTAAAACTTTATTTATATATCTGAAAAACGATAAATTAACTGAAGATTTAGTTAATTATAACCTTAAAAAATGTACAAAAGATACTATTGGGAAAGCAAGTAAATCTAAGGTATTCAAACAATGGGGTAAATATTCTAATGTAAGTGTTTTTGATTACGATGATGATAATTTCCCAGTAGAAGGAGAACCAGGTACTAGACCACCTAACCCAAAGCGATCTGGTGCAAAAAAAGGTAGTAATGAAAATAATAATAAAAAGATAGATTATACTAATAAATTAATGAAACATTGCGATCAAAAAATGGTTGTATATGCTTTAAATTCTTTAATTAAATATTGTAAAAATAATGATTCAGACAATTATAATAAATTAATTCATAGACTTGATCCTAATATGATTTTATCTTGGTATATTATAGTTCAACCAAGTAAATCTGCTCCAAGTTATATTGGTCATGAAATATTTAATAAATGGTCGGAGACAACTATACAAGATCAAACAGATGAATTATCTGAAATATTAAAAGATACATGTGCTTCTAAAGATGAATTAAAAAAAGCTAGTAAATTCCGTGAATCTGCAAAATTATCATCCGATGATCGTAAAGAATTAATAGATTATATTAAAGAATCATACTTAGATCATGAAGTGCATATGTTAGAAGATGAATTAAGATTTAGATTTTCAAATGATACATGTGAAGAGATGTTTGAAAATATTAGATCTCTAAATGATATAAATTGGGATGATCCTGATAATAGTTTAGTATTAATGTGTAAAAATAGCCCACAATTAATGACAATGCAACTACATGAATGTCTTAAAAAATTCATTGATTCTAATTCATTTCATTATACATTACTAAATGATGATATGTGTGAAAAAATACAAGATAATCTTAGTAGAATATCTGGAGGCGGAAGCAGTAGAAAAAAAATAATTAAAATTTTAGGAAACGCAAATAGAAGTAATTTTAGTAAAATTACTTCTAAAGGAGACAAGGAATTAATGGAATCTTTTATTATGAATTTAAATAAAACTCAAAAAAAAATGTTAAAAGATATGTTATAAACATATTATATAAGTATTTTTATAAGTATTATTTTATGAATAATATTACATTATTTAATTATTAGGAGAAGCATACATTAATGAATCAAAGTTTACATTAGTAACTAAAATTCGACGACAGCACCATCTTTCAATTTTTAAGAAATCTAAGATTTCAGATGAATATATATTATTAATATTATCAATTTCAATTTGAGAAGGGTTATAATTACCATCATATATTTTTTTTAATTCAGTTTTATTTAAATCATTTTTTAAAATTTCATATAATTCAATATATTCACCAAGTGAATTATTACAAGTACAACATCTGACATATGGATACATATTATTTCTTTTGCAGAATGAGTATTTATGTAAATGCTTGTATTATTATAATATATATATATTTAATATCAATTTTAAAATTATATCGTAAATCTATATAAAAAAAAAATTGAATTTCTATTTGAAGATATATATATACATAAGTATAATTATAACTTTTAATCAAACTATGTCAAGAATGAAAGCATCAATTACGAGCCCTGAAGAGATTATTAATGCATACAATAAATATGGAGAAGATTTTCTAATTATTGACTTAAATAACATTAAAGAATATGGTATGAAAACTGTAAAATATTTCGATATTAAAATCAAAAAAGAAGACGGTACAGTAGTAATTCCTTATATTAAATTCATTAAATTACTTTTAGCTAGTAAAATTAGAGCACCTGCTGAGCGTGATTATGAAAAGTTGAAAATTGCCATTCGTCGTGACGATGAAGCCAATGTAGATTCCTTATTTGGAAAAGCAATGGAATTAATTTGTAATACTTTTACTAAAAAAGTAAAAGATATGAAAGCTGAAGGTATTATTAATGACGATGAGGAAGATGATAATAATAAATCAAATGTAATCATTGTGCCAAGTTGTAAATCACAAACACCTCTTCAAAAACGAGCTAAAGATAAAGATGGAGTTACTAAAACATTTGATAATCCTATGCTTTGGTTCGGTCTTAATTATAAAACTGAAGAAGATAAAGACTTAAAAAAGCTAGATTTTTCTTATAAAGCAGATGTAAATTCTAAATTTGCAATTCGTAAATTTGATATTGATATCTATGATACTGAAAATATTGTTAATAAAAAACCACAATTAGCAAAAGTTGATGATGAGTTAATTAATAACTTTAATATAGATAAATTTGTAACTATGAAAAGTGTATTATCAGGATTTGTATATATGCAAGTTAAAGCAAGTAAACAATCTTTTAATTTAAATACTAAAGTAATTAAATCTTTATATGTAAAAACTAACAAAGTAAGTAATTATTCTTCACATTTATTTAATGATGATGAATTAGATGATATTATTGGAGATAGTTGTAATTCTGAATCTACTAAACCTACATTTGAAGAAAGTAAACCAATCTATAAGCAAACTAAAGAAGAAATCATTGATGATGATGATGATAATGATTCTGTAAATGATGAAATTAACAATCTTAAATTTTCATAAATATAATACATATAAAATAACAAAAAAATATAACAAACATATAATAACCTTACATTTATAAAAATTAATATTCATAAATATATATTTTTTTTGATAATAGCATATTATTTTCATTTTTTCCTATTTTTTTATCTACAGGATTTTCACCTTTATCTACAAAAACATTTAAATCTTTTGAATATTCTAACTCTATTTCATTTCGTGTACTAATAATATTATCTTTTAAATTATCGGTTAAATTAAATGGATAATTTGTATTTTTATATATTTTTAAAAAAGTATTATAGAGGACCATTCTTATATAATAAATTATATATTTTTTTTTAATTAAAAAAATGACTATAGATTCTATTTTAGTCTCTAATAAGATCAAATATAAATAATAAGTTGATTAAATACGGTCAAAAAAAATTGAATTATTTAATAAGATTATATAATTAAAACTGGTTTTAATTTACATTGGTGGATATATGTTTCAAATTTTTAGAAATACATTATCTACTTTAAAATTAAAAAGACAATTATTATTAAATTTAATTCGCCAACTGTGTATTAACATAAATACAAAATTAATAATTAAATATAATAATCCATGTAGTATTTTTAATGAAATTGAACTACATATACAAGAAAAAAAAATATGTAGTTCTTATTCAAAAGTTAAACGATTATATAAATCATTATATAATCATAATAATATTTTACATGAAAAACATGCACTTTATAATGGTTTAAAAATATGCGTAATAACATTTCAAATAATCGAACATAAAAAATAATACATTTTTTAGTTTTATATATTACATACTAACTGATTTACATATAGTTTTATTTTTTTATTAAATTAAAACCAATGTGTATTAATATTTATGTATAGTAAAATTATATAGTAATATTATATAGTAGAATAAATGGCTTATCTAGAAATTGAAAATAAAGATTTTTATAATGATATAAATAAAAGAAAAGAATTTTTAGAAAATATATTACAAGATAAATCTAAGACCTCACCCAAAGAGCAAGTCAAGAGCGCAACGCAGTTCAATAATAAAGATTTATATGTAGATACAATTATTAAAGAAAGTAATAAATTAATATTAAATAATTATCAACAATTTATAACTAATTTTTTAAATCCAAATACTAAATTTAATATATTATTATTATGTCATTCTACTGGGACAGGAAAGACTATTACTTCTATATCAACTGCTATTAATTTTATTAATATATATAAAGAAGAAAAACGTAAAAAATTTATAGAAGATGATACTTCTGGTATGATTTATATAATTGGATTTACAAAAAATATATTTAAAAGAGAATTACTTACGAGACCTGAATTTGGTATTGTTACAAAACAAGAGATTACTAATATAGAAAACATTAAAAAACAAATTGCAAAATACAATTTAGATAAAGATATAGCTTCTTTAAAAGAATTAAATATAAGATATTCTAGTAGATTAAAATCTAAAAAGGGAAATGGATTTTTTAAATTTATAGGATATAAAAAATTAGTAAATAATTTAATTAGAAAAATAGATATAAATTATAAATTAAATATTTCAGATATAAAAACTGAAGACGAATTACAAACTTATATAGATAAAAAGATAATAGAAATTAATTATAGTTTTATAGAAATATTTAATAAATCTTTAATAATTTGTGATGAGATTCATAATGTTTATAATTCAACAGATATAAATAATTGGGGAATGTGTCTAAAATTAATTTTTAATCATTATAAATTATCTAAATCTATACGTGTATTATTATTATCTGCAACTCCAATTAATAATAAACCTATAGAAATTATAAGTTTATTAGAATTATTAAATACCAATGTAATAATAAATAAAAAAGATATATTTGATAAAAATAATAATATTATTCCTAATGGTTATGAAATAATTAAAAAATATACTTTAGGTAAAATATCATATCTTAAAGATATGAATTTAGATTTATATCCTTCTAAAGAAATTATTGGAGAAACTATACCTGGTATAGATTATTTAAAATTTATAAAATGTCCGTTAAGTGATTTACATTTTAAAACTTATAAAAAAGTGTCTGATGTATATATAACACCCTCAGATTATATAGAAGATGAAATTATCGATGATGATGATAATATAGATAATGAAGATATTATTAATATAACTGAAAGTTTAAAACATTATAAAATAAATTTAGAATCAAATAATCGATATTTAAATGATTTTGTTATACCAGATCCAGATAATAATAAATATGGAATTTATACTAAACATGATATTATTAAAAAAATATCAAATGCATCTAAAAAATGGAAAGCCGATAATGAAATTGATATTATTAAAGATGATAAATTATTATATAATACATTAACAGGAAATTGTCTATCTTATGAAAATATTAAAAAATATTCAACAAAATATTATAAAATGATATCATTAATAAAAGATATCATTATTGGTAATAAAGGTAAAATATTTATTTATCATAATTTTGTACAAGTATCAGGTATAAATTTTATTGGAGAAGTATTAAAAAATAATGGTATATTAGAACAAAATGAAGTTCCTGTTAAATTTTCTAGATGTGGTATTTGTTATGATTTTAAATTTAACCATGAAAAAATTAAAACACATGAATTTATTCCAATAAAATTTATATTAATATCTAGTTTATTAAATAAGAATCAGATAGAGAAAAAAATAGAATTATTTAATTTAAGTAGTAATGTAAATGGTGAAGAAATAAAAATAATAATAGGATCTCAAGCAATTAAGGAATCATATGATTTGAAAGCAGTACAAAATTTAATTATGTTACACCAGCCTGTAAATATATCTACTATAATTCAAATATTTGGAAGAAGTATAAGAAAAAATTCACATGTCGGGTTATCTTCAGACAAAAAAAATGTAAATATATATATATTAGTATCATCTATGCCAAAATATATACAAGATAAATTTAAATCTTATGTTTATACATTTGAAGAAATGAAATATAAATATAAAATTAATATTTATAAAATTATTAAAAAAATTAATAATATATTTATTGAAAATGCAATTGATTTTGATATAAATTATAAAATTAACTTTCCACCTAATGAAATTCAAAATAAAAATGATATTTATAATATAGATACACCTTCCAATAAATTAATAAAAATAGATTATCATAATATGAATATAAATACATTTAATACTTATTATTATAAAGATGAAATAAATAAATGTAAATATATTATAAAAAGATTATTTATAGAATATTCTAAAGTGTGGACTTATAATGATTTATTTGATAATGTAAAAAATCCATATTTTAAAACACAATTTAACTCATCGTTAATTTCAGAAAATTCATTTATAGTAGCATTAGATTTTTTAGTATATACAAAATCTAATGTAAATTTAATAAGTACAAATGAAGAAATAAAAAATACTCTAATAGATAATTTATTCAATAACGATGAAAAAGTATTATATGACATTAATAATGATATTAATATTATAGTATATATTAATAAATATTATATGTTAGTAAAATTAGATGATTTTAATAAATCTAAGAATTTATATGATAATTTTAATATTGATATTGATACAATATATCGAAATGAAAAACAAATTGAAATTCATGAAATTGATTTAAATGAATTTATTTTAAATAATAATATTAATGATTATAATTCTATAAAACAATATTTTATTCAAAAATATTCAAATGTAGATATTAGTAATATGTTTAATATAATTCACGAATATGATAATGATTTTCATCTGGGCATGATAGAAGAAATAATTGAATATATTTTTAATATTTATACAAATTCAGAATATCCTATTAGTATACATCACGATTTATATATAAATTTATTATATTTCTATAATAAATTTAATATTATAATTTTTGCAAATAAAATAGATAAAGATTTATCAGAAATATACGATAAATTTATTATTTCAACAAAAAATGTAACATTTACGATATCTGATGATGCAGATATTAATTTTGATTATAATACATTAGTAACTTCATTAGAAGATGAATTACTAAAAACACCAAAACTTCAATTTACATATTATAAAAAGGCAATAGTCGAATCTGATAATTATTTAAAAAATAGAAGTAATAATAAAAAAATAGTAAAAATATTTGATTATCTACTACCTGTTGGGCATATATTTACTAATGAACTTAGATTCTATAATCCAAAAAAATTTTGGTTTAATAAAATTAAATATAATACTAGAAGTATAAAATATACCAACAATCCATATGTAATAGGATACTTAGAAAAAGTAAATGTTGGATTTGATCTTGTATTTAAAATTAAACTAAATAACAGTAATAAAAAAATAAATGATAAAAGAAAAGAATTGAAAGGAATTAATTGTATTCATATCGATAAACCAGAATTATATGATATATGTAAAAAATTAAAAATTGATATAACACAAATTAAAAATAAAAAAAATAATATATGTGATTTAATAAAATTTGAATTAATTCGATTAGAATTAGAAGAAAGAAAGAAATTAAGTAATATTAGATATTTTTATTTTTATTGGGAAAATATTATCGATTAAATTATTTTACAAGGTATTGTTTTAAACTGTCATGAAATTCTTTAATTTGCGATCTGTGTTTTGATCGTTTTTTAGAAAGATTGATAATTGTAATTATACATACTATCGTTGATAATAAAAATACTCCTCCATACAAATAATATTCCATTGGATTAGTTATATCTTTATATACTATATTTATATCTGAAATACTAACCAACACTGTATAAAAAATTAAAAATATTATAAATATAATGTAACATATATAAATTATATTTATTTTTTTCTTTATTTTTACACTTTCATTTAAATTAAAATTATACTCTTTTTCACTTACCATATTTTTTTAATATAACCTTAGTATTATTAAATATATTATATATATATATATATAATTAATATTAATTTAATTATGTTTTTGTCTTTTTTTAACATATTAATAATTCATTTTTTTATTATTATAATATAACTTGTATTAATATATAATATAATAATATAAAATTGTAAATATGTCGCAACTGCAATTACCACCACAACCACAACAATATCAACTGCCATCATTTCTACCACAACATCAACAACCACAACAATATCAACTGCCATCATTTCCACCACAACATCAACAACCACAACAATATCAACAATATCCATATATATCTCAAAATAATTCTAATAAAATGGGAATGGGTTCTTTATTTTATGTATTAATTATATTTGTAATAATATGGTTAATAGCATTTAGAAAAAATGGTAAATTATCAGAATGGTCCAAATATACTGAATGTAGTAAAGATTGTGGAGGCGGCACACAATCTCGCACGCGTACATATGAACCTGCAAAATATGGAGGTAAAGATCTCCCAGATAAAGATAATCTTAAAGAAACTCAAAAATGTAATGAAGCTCCTTGTAAAATAAATGGTAAAATGTCCGATTGGAAAGATACAAATGGAGCATGTCAAATAAGCGAAACAAATCCTATACAAATTAGTTGTGGGACAGGTAAAAAACAACAAACTAGAAGTTATATATCTGCATCTAATGGCGGGATTGATTTAGATGTAAACAATTCTGAAAGATTAAAATTATCTCAATGGACAGAATGTAAGTTGGAGCCTTGTCCAAATGTCGATGGAAGTTTTACTGACTGGAAGTATACTGGAAATTGTGTTAGTGATCTAAATTCATTAACTCCAAAAACTTGTGGAAGTGGTGGCACACAAAAACAAACTAGAACTTATACACCTCCTAAAGGCACTGGTAGGGATTTATCTGATAAGACTATTTTATCTCAATGGACTACGTGTGAAAACGTATTACCACCATGCCCGGCACGTACTGATGGATCTTGCACGGCTTGGAGGGACGATGGTGTATGTGATTGTTCATCCGGTATAAATCAAAAAAGACAAACTAGAATATATACAGCTCCTGCTAATGGAGGTAATCCGGCCCCAGCTGGTTGTGATTCTACAGTTACCAGAAATGTTGCATGTACTGAACCATGTCCTAAAGATCCCGTTTTTGTAGATTTTGTACCTCAACAAGATGATAGATGCTTACCAGAAATAGGAAGAGTAAGAACAAAACCTAGTTTAGGTCAATATACATTTCCGATAGGCAAGGCTCATTCTCCATTTATTGCAACTAATTTTAGTCCAGAACAATTAGAATCTATTAAAAAATTAGAATATGATAAACCCCAAAAATTTAAGGGATCAATAGCAGGTGATATAACATTTACTCGAATTAATAATACTAAACCTGAAGTGTATAATTTAGAAAAAAAAGAACCATGTGACCCACGTGCTAAATATACTGAAAGTGATATAAATAGTATATGGAAAACAAATACTATTTGTGAAAAAAATTTAAATAATGATATTTTTAATGTAATTAATTCTTCTTTTGATGCATTACAATATACTGAAAATGATACTGATATTATATCAAAATTTAATCTATTTACTAAAAGAAGTATGTTAGATAATTATAATACTAAGAATAATTATAATAATATTAAAAATTGTAGAAATACTTGGGTTGATGTATTACCTACTGATAATTATGTGCCTTCTGATACTGTAGTAGCTGCTTTAAGATTTCCACTAAATTCTATTATATTAAGAAATAATGGTTTTTATTTATCATTTCAATCTGATGGCAATTTAGTGTTATATAATAAAAATAATGAATCTTTATGGGCCAGCAATACACAAAATAGAACCCCTGCAGTTACAACATTAGGATTAGAATGGGGTGGTAATTTTTCAATAAGAACTAGTAATGATATAATAGTTTGGCAAACAGACACTGGAGGACAAGATGGAAATGTGTTACAATTAAATAATGTAGGAGATTTATATATAATAAATCCTTCTAATAATATAAGAACCCATTATTTATATCAAAATATTATAGACTATATTAAAACTACATTCTATGATAATTGTCCTAATGCTGTCTTCTCTGATAAAAAAGGAAGGTTCTTCCCTTTTACATGGAGTAATTACGATACTGGTAAAAATATTGATCAAGTACCTTCTAATACAAATGGCAGAGAGGGTTATAATAAATTTAGAGGTTTTTTAAGAGATTCTGGTGATAGTCAATGGGAAGTACGTGAATTAAATCTTTTAGATAAAGATGGTTATAAAGAAAAAGACAATGGAAGTCAACCGAATAAAGACGCTGATGGTGGTGAAAATGATGCCAATGGTATAAATAATGGAGATAATTATTGGAGAGATGAAGATC